AAACCACGGTATTTCAAGAGGAGAGGTTCCTAAAGGGATTACAGCCGCTTCTGCGTTACAATTCTTAAACGAATTAGAAAATGAAAGAAACTCAACAGATATTAGTAAGCACTCTTTTCTGGTTTTAGATATTGCTAAGATGTCTGTAGCTATTGCTGGTGATTACTATGATGTAGATGACGGAAGAATGTTAAGAATTGTTGGAGACAGTAATAAACACTTAATTAAGCATTTTGACGTTGCTAATTTAAATAAAGATTATGATATCAGATTTGATAACTCTACGGGACTTCCTGAAACTAAATCTGCTAAGATCCAGAGAATTATGGATACTATGCAGAGAAACCCTAATTTATTTAGTCCTGAGAGATGGGAAGAGTTATTAGATCTTGGTTCAAGTGAGAGAATGGTTAAATTATCTACAGACGCTATCCAAGCAGCGGATTCTGAAAATGAAGATATCTTAGCCGGAGAACCTGTAGGAATGCCTGAAGACTGGGAAGATCATATTGCTCACTGGGAAAGTCACGTTAGAGCCATGCAATCGCGTAGTTTTAAAGAAGAAGCTAGTCTAGAAGTTCAAGCTGCTATGAAGCAACACTTAAGAGTTACTGAGCAGTTAATGTTAGAAAAGATGAAAAACAGCCCTTTATTCCAAGCTAAGTTAGCGAGTTTAAAGCTATTTCCTATATTCTATCACGGAGAGCAGAATCAACCATATTCTCAAGAGCATCAGGAAGCTATGGTCCGAGGACAAGCAAACCGCGGAGAAGAGGTAACCGGAGTTATTCCTGGTACTGATAAAGAGGATATTGACAACCAATCTTGATTTTTATTTAATATAGTATTAACATAGTACTAATATTTGGAGGAAATTTTATGAGTGACGACATTCAAGAGCCAATTGTAGTAGAGACCGGATCAGATATGGCTTATGATCCATTTGATGAAGTTGTGGAAGAAGGTGATTTTACAGACGAAGTTGAAGTAGAAGCTTCTGAAGAAAGCGAGGAAAGTTCTGAAGAGATATCAGAAGAACCAAAAGAAGAAGAAAACGAATCTGACGAAAGCGAAAGCGGAGAAGAAGGCGAAGACGGAAGCGAAGAAGAAATTGAAGAGTCAGAAAGTAAAGAAGATAAAGTCGAAGAAGGAGAATCAAAAGAAGAGCCTTCCGAAGATGAACAAGAGCCAACTGTTGAATTATCTAAGCAAATTGAAGACGGAAGCTTAGAAGTTGAAATTGGTGAAGAAAAGGTCGCATTAAAAGAATTAAAGAATTCTTATATGGGACAAAAAGAGATTGCTAGAAGATTTACTGAATATGATATTAAAAGTAAACAACTAGAAGCTGATACTAACGAAATTAATGGTTATGTAAACGAATTTGCATCAATCTTAAAAAGTGGTGACGCAGTTGGAGCAATGTCTTACTTAGGTGATTTTGCTGGAACACCTCCTTATATGATTAAGGAACAATTAATTGCAGCATTAAGACCTGAGATAGTTAGAAGAGAACAAATGACGGCTACGGAAATTCAAAATGAATATCTAAGCCATCAAAATAAGTATTTGCAGGAGAGCCGAGAGTCCGAACTAAAGATGAGAGAGGCGGAGCAAGCTAACATAGAACTCCAAAACTCGATTACTGAACTTCGGGAAACTAATGGTATTGACGAGCAAACGTACAATGATGCGAAAGCTACATTGGAGCAAACTTTAGGTGAAGGAGAAGAACTAACACCGGAACTTGTAATAGAGACAGTCAACTACGGTAGAATGTACGAGCAAGCGGAGTCAGTTGTTAAATCCTCAGTAGAGCAATTGCCAAATGAGCAGGAAGTTATTGAAGCGTTAGTTGACGTTAAAGAAAGAAATCCTGAATATACAGATGAAGACTTGCAGGAGATTTTAAAGATTGCTTTAGATTCGACTAAAAAGACTTCAGTAGAACAAAAATTGGCGCAAAAGGTTGAGAAAAAATCAAAGCCTGTTGCAAAACAAACTAAACAAACTAACCCAGCGGAAGACGACGGTATAGACCCTGAATTAGACGACTGGTTATAAAACGAGGTATTAAATGAGTTCATGGACTTATTCAGCTTCTAACGAAGCAAACTTAATGAAAATTAAATATGCTAAATTGATCGAAAAACAATTTAACATGGAAAACGTATTATTTGGTAGAATCAAAAAATCTCAAGATTTTGTAGGTTCTCAAAAAGACTATCCAGTAGTTCAATCTATTGGTGGTGGTGTTGGTGCAGGTTCTCTTCCAACAGCTAACGAGAACAAAATCAGTAAGGCTTCTTTAACTACTAAGAAACTTTACGCTACTGTTAGTATTGACAGAGAAACTATGAAAGCAGCTAAAACTGACGAAGGTTCTTTCGTAAGAATGACTAAATTCCCAGTTAAAATCGCTACTAAGTCTTTCAACAGAAACTTAGAAAGAATGATTACTAGAGCACCTCTTGATAACTCAGGTGTTTTAGCTTCTGGATCTGCTACTAACAGTAACGTATCTGGAGCTGGTACAAGTGGTTGTCCTTACGTTGTTTCTCTAGATCAAGCAGGTGTTTATTCTATTGCTCACGCTGAAAGTATCGAAATCGGAGACCTTTTAAATGTTAACTCTGAAACTACTGATCTTGAAGTTACTGACGTAAATGTTGTTTCTGCTGTTCCGGGTTCAATTGATATTGAAATTTCTCTAGTTGGTACAAGTACTAGACTTGCTGCTCTTGCTGGTTCTGGACCATTCGCTGCTGCTGACGACCTTCACATGCAAGGTTCTAAAGATAATGAATTAGCAGGTCTTGAAGGAATCATCGCTGCAACTTCTGGTTCTTACAAAGGTATTTCTATCGGTCGTAGATGGAAGTCTTACTCTAAAGACGCTTCTTCTGCTGCTCTTAGTACTGATCTTATGAACGAAGTTGTTGTTAATATCAAAAGACAATCTGGTGAGTCTCCAGACATGATCTTAACTTCTTATCACCAGTACATTAAACTTCTTAACCTTTTAGAAGATCACAAAAGATATCAATTACCTGCAAGAGATAAGAAATTCAAAGGTCAAATCTCTTTTTCTGGTGTTGAATATATGTCTCCAGACGGAGTAATTCCTGTAATCGCTTCAAGATTTGTAAGTGACGAAAAGATGCTTTTCCTTAACAGTAAGCACATGGAATTATGTTGTCGTCCAGGTGGATTCGAGTGGTTTGACGAAGATGGTACTGTATTCTTGAGAGAGTCTGGCGATAGCTACGAAGCTCGATATGGTGGATACTGTGATTTCTTTGTAAATCCTCACTTCCAAGGTCAACTAGATAACCTAGCTGTATAGTAAAGGAGGGGCTTAGTCCCCTCTTCTTTCTTTGGAGTAGTTATGAGAAAATTTAGAAAAGAAATTATGGCAAACACTCCTTATGAGGAACACATTAAAGAACATGAAGAAATCAATAAAATGTTCAAAGTAGATTGTGATAATGTTTCTGTAGAAGAACATTTAAACTATCACTTAGAATATAAATACAAAGTTGGGAAAATTACTGAAGAACAGTATTTATCATATAAACAATAACCAACCCCTCCATAGGGTTACAAGAGGATTCAAAAATGAAAAGATCTATTCAATCAAATCAAAGAAAAGTAGAAGTCGTATCAATCATCGTTTCAGCAGACGGTACAACTGTATCTGGATTAGACGCTAACAAAGTTTCTGTTGCAGATACTGGAACAGGTGTAAAGACTATTACATTAGACGAGCCTTTACAAGATGCAGCTTGTTTAGTAACCACAGCTACAGCAGATTCTGTTGCTCAAGTTTCAGTTACTTCTGATAGTGTGTACGTTGTAAATACTTTCGACAGTACTGACGGTACAACTGCAAAAGACGCAATCTGTCACGTTCTAATTATTGGTTCTTCTGTTGCAGATAGAATATAGTAAGTAGGCTTTAAGGGGAGCCTCCACCCCTAATCCTGAGCATGATTTAAAAAGGCTTACTTTAGGAGAACTATGAGTAAAGGTCGGAGCGAATTAAATTCAAAACACCAGTCTAAGATTACCTATACAGGTCAAGGTGTACTTGGTCCAGAAAATGGGTTTGAAGTTTTTAAAGAGGTAGTTGTTAGAGTAAAGAGTTTAAACGCATTTCCTACAAACAGGATAAAAATATTAGGTAGAGTAGCTACAGATAAAGAGTGGTTGGAAATTGGAGAAGTGTATGGAAACGAAAGTAAAATATTTCATATAGCTTCTTGGGATTATATCTGTTTTGAATGTAGTTTTTATAATGCTGCTTCATCAGGAGCCACCCTACTTACATCAGGGTTTTTCAATGACGGTATGTTTATAACAGAAGCTATCTCTAGTATGAACCAAGATATAAAAAGTCTTATAGAAGAAACGAATGAAAAAATAGGGTGTATAGAAAAACAAATAGAAGTATTAAAAATACAGATAGGTCTTATAACAGATCATGAGGGAAGGGAACTATAATGAGTAATACGATAAAAGACGGTACAGGTAAAGGGTACCAAGCCAAAGTTGGCGAAGACAATAGAATTAGATCTCAATCAATTAGTGTAACTTTAGAACAAAAAGCCTCTGTTGATGGAAATGCCTTTGGGGTAAGTTCGGGAATTGTTACTTTGACTAGTGATTCAGAAAGTGCTATTTTTTATATTAAAAATAATACAGATGACGATCTACTAATAATTGAGCAATTTCTATTATTTGGTACATCTACAGGAGGATCAGGTTCTCCTACAATAAAGTACTACACGGGAGCAGATAGTTCTGGAACTATAGTAAGTACGGCTAATGAAATAACCTCAGTTAACAGAAGGTTTTTAGATAGTACTGTTTTAGATGTAGATGCCTACTATGGGGCGGAAGGTCTTACTTTATCTGGAGGAACACAATCTTCATTTGTTACAAATGGTTTTACAAATACAGGTACATTCCTTATTCCGAAAGGAATTGCATTAGGTATTTCAGTAACACCTCCTACAGGAAATACGAACCAGGCTTTTACATTTGGACTTAACCTTATAAAAGATCCAAGTCAATATACTAAATAGGAGATATAATGAAAATACATGATGGAACAGGATCAGGATTTGAAGCAAGAGTTGATTCAACAAACAGGCTTCTAACAGAAGCTGTTATAGAAACAGAGCAATTAGAAGCGGCAGTTAAAGGAGACTCATATCAAATTGGTTCAGGAGCGGTTACACTAACCTCCGCTAATGAGTCAGCAGTTCTTTATTTTAAAAATAATGAAGAAAAGGACGTTATAATTACTGCTGTAAACATTACATCAAGTAAACAAACAGGGTCTTCCGCAGGTGTATTTTTAGCAAAACTTTATACAGGAGGAACAGGACTATCAGCAGGCACAAGCCAGACAGCTCTTAATAACAATTTTGGATCAAGCAAAACCCTAACGGCAGATATAACAGCCGGACAAGAGGCAGCTACAGTAACCTCTGGTACAGCATCGGGAGCTTTCTATATTCAAGAAGCAGTATTTTTTAATACGTCAACTGCATGGGTTGTCCCTAAAGGAAGTACGATAGCGGTAACAGTAACTCCTGGAGCATCTAATACGTCTGTAACTGTAACAGTTACTTTAGAAGCACATATATCTAGAGAAACACTTTAATGACTATTAAAACTAAATTATTAGATGGAAAAGGTACAGGTAAGGAGTTACATATAACTTCTGAAAATGAGGCTTTAATTACATCTACGCAAGTTCCGCCTGTTACAGACGTGTCTTTAATAAGACCTTTTAGACAGTATTTTACAGACGACGGAACCTCGACCGGATCTACAGATATGCGAGTAGACGGATCTACTACCAACGTAGATTTCTATATAAGTGCCTCAATAGATGGTGATAGGTATATAGATACAATATCTATAGCTATTGCAGACACCGGGGCAACACTTAACCAATTTGGTAACATAGGGGCATTAACTAATGGAATAGAAATATTTTACGAGGACGCCTCTCTAGGAGACGTAACTATTGCAGAAGATCTTGTAAGTAATTTTGAGTTTTTAAGAATGTGCGCAGGAGGTGTTCACGGAATTGGATCAGGAGCCACATCATATAAAGCAAATAATGTACAAGGAAACTCAGAAGGTTATATAATGTCTTTGGATTTCTCAGAAGTATTTGGACTGCCGTACGGTATTAAAATACCTAAAGGAACCACTTTAAGGTTGGTTACTAGAATTAAAGATAATGTAAGTGGTGTAGATAAATTTGATATTATTGCATATGGATTTGATAGGATAATAAATGATTAAAATTAAATTAATTAGATTTTTAAAAGCTTTAAATAGACTTATTGCAAACAATGTTACAAATGTAGTTTTACTACCAGTGGCTATAATTATTTTAATTTTAAAGAAATCTTTAACACTTAGTGATAAAATAGACTCACTGCTTAAGAAGTTGATTTAGGAGACAGTATGGACAAGTTAGATTTAGTAGTAGACAGAATCGAGGATTTAAAAGAAAGTACGGATAAACGCCTTGATAGTATAGACTCAAATCTAGCAGAACATATGCGAAGAACAGATATTTTAGAACAATTACATAGAGATAACCAGCAGAGAATAGCAATGTTAGAAGAGCCTAAAAAAGCATTACTTCTAATTAAAAGCGCAGCAATGTATGTAGCCGCTATAGCCGGTGCAGTACTTACAGTATTAAAACTACTTGGAGAAATTTAATCTATTTTAATTTGGAGGAATTATGAAAAAACAGGAAGTTAAGGTAAGTTTAGAAGTATTACAAGAACTTATAGACTATTTACAAGTAAAGCCGTATAATGAAGTGAGTCAATTGATAAGCAAAATTATACAAGAAGTTAATAAAGAGGACGAATAATGGCATCAGGATCAACAAAATTTAAGAACTCTATACACCTGGACCCTCAATCAGCAGACCCCAGCAGCCCTGCCGAAGGAGACATTTTTTATAGTGATGGGACATCCCAAGACGAGGGACTGCACTTCTATAAAGACGCTAGTTGGAACAAATTATTAACTGGAGCAGTGCCTCCTAGTTTTACCACAGTTACTAAAACAACTACAGCAACTTTGGCTACTTCTGGAGAAGATAACGTCCTGGTAGATGCTACTACAGCAAGCTTTACTGTGACACTTCCAGCAGCATCTGGAAATTCTGGAGTAACATATAAAATAACTAAAACAACTCCAGCCAATATTGTAACTATAGACGGAAATGCTTCAGAAACTATTGGAGGAAACACCTCTATTTTAATGGGAGCTAAAAATGACAGTATTATAATTACTTGTGACGGTAGTAACTGGTATTTTCTAAGCGATAATAGAAAAGTAGTTTTAAATCAAAATGGGGACGGAACTACTCAAAGTATTACGGAAAATTCTATTACAAAGATCACAGTACTGGCTACAGACACAGACACTATAGGAAAATGGGATTCCGGAAATAGCCGATATGATATAGACGAAACCGGATATTACGATATAGTAGGTGCTTTAAGATATGCGGCGGATATAGATAACGACGAAATAAGAATGAGTGCTTTTATTTATGTAAACGATGTACAATCTTTTAGTGGAGATTGGTCCGGAAATGGTAGTTCTACTCAAAAAATAGCTGTATCTGTCACGGCACTTGGGGTACCTCTCACGGCAGGGGATTATGTAGATTTAAGAGCTTTTCAAAGAAACTCGGATAATGATGCGTTAACTATAGATGGAGATGCCAAATACTGTTATCTACATATAGTAAAGAGGAATTAGAATGAGTATTTTAGAAAAAAGAAAAAAAGCTAGAGCCGCTGCTAGAAAGAAAATGGAAAAAGACTTAGATCAAGCTTCTGATAGAATTCTTAAGTTAGGTAAGCAGATAGAAGAAACTAAAGAAGGTTCTGACGAAGAAAAGGCTTTAATGAAAAGAAGAAACCTTTACATAAATTATTTTAATAGGAGAAAAAATGAGCGATAGATCACCAAAGAGCTTAGGAAGGGATTTCTTTATTTTAGCTAGAGGCGGAGCAGCTAAGAAGAAGTCAGGACAAGATCAATCTAGAGCAGCCCGAGAAAGAAGAAGAAAAGCCAGAGAAGCCGCTAAAAAAGCACAAGGCGTTTCAAGATATTCAGAAACTAAATAGGAGATATAAATTGGTTATATACTGTATAACAAACACATTAAACGGTAAAAAATATATAGGACAAACTATACAAAATGTATCTAGGAGAATAGATAGACATAAAATAGGTCCTTTTGCTATTGGAAACGCTTATAGAAAATACGGAGAAGAAAATTTTAAAGTAGAAATTCTTTTTAATTCTTTCGATACAGAATACTTAAATAAAGCTGAAAAACAGTTAATAAAGAGTTATAATACAATGTACCCAAACGGATATAATTTAATGGAAGGAGGTCAAATTAGGCTTACTAAGAAATCCATTGAAAAAATAAGACTAAGCCGTTTAGGTAAGAAAGAAAAGCCAGAGCATACAGAAAATAGAATGAGAAAAATTAGAAAACCTGTTCTTTGCATAGAAGATCAAATATGTTTTAGAAGTGTAAAAGATGCAGCTAATTTTTATAAAGGGGATAACGCCCATTTAAGTAAACTATTAAAAGGAAAGTGTAAATCTTTTAAAGGAAAAACATTTTCATATATAAAGGAGAAGTAGATGCCCTTCATTTTACTCGGAAATACTAGCCAACTCCAGATCAAAGTGCCTACAATTGGATCTACCGACTGGGGCGATACAATGCGGACTGACACTTTTGTTAAAATCGCAGAACACGATCACTCAGGCTCAGGAAATGGGACTCAATTAGGTACAGGATCAATCTCAGCAGACGCTATTACTGGTGCAAAAATTCGTTTAGACAACGATGAATATTTAAGAGCCAGAAACGCGGCTAATAGTGCTGACATTAGTATGATTAAAATAGATACTGCGGATAAACTGGTTGTAAATCCAGAAATTAGCGCAGTTGTTAAATTAAGCAATAATATCGCTTTACAACATAGAAACTTTGCTGATTCAGCTTATGTAAGTACAATTAATCTAAACACTAGTGACAAAATAGCACTAGGAGCAGATCTTGCTAATCTAGCAATTATTAATGATACATATCTAACTGGTCGCAATAACGCAGACTCTGCTTACATAAATTTATTAAAAGTAAATACTTCAGATAAGATTGCTGTAGGGGCTGATTTAGCAAATGCAGCTATTATAAACAACGTTGCTTTACAGCACAGAAATAACGCAGATAGTGCATATATAGATACAATTAAAGTTAATACCAGTGATAAAATTGTATTAGGTGCCGAACTTACTGGGGCAGACATTAGTAACGATGTTGCTTTAAGACACCGTAATAACGCAGATTCGGCTTATATAGATACAATTAAAGTTAATGTTAGTGATAAGATTGTCCTAGGAGCCGAGTTAACCGGAGCCGATATTTCAAATAATGTTGCATTAAGACATAGAAATGCCGCTGATTCAGCATATATTGATACTATCAAGATTAACGCCTCTGATAAAATTGAGTTAGGAGCTAATATAGCGTCAGCCAGTATTGAATCAACATCTACAAGCTTAATCGATACTTTAGATAGTGCGGTTACTTTAAACGATAACCAGACAGCTACTTCGGCTGGAATTGTTACTTTAAGTGCAAACGAATCTTGCTCTGTACATTATAGAGTAGTAAGAAACGGAGATGTTCAATCTGGTGTAATTAAATTTAGTGACGTAGACACAATCCCAAGTGAAATCTATAATGGTATAGATGTAGGAGTTACTTTCACTGTATCTGCAGGAGCATTACAATACGCTACAACTTCAACTGGATTTTCAGGATCAATGACTTACGTGGTAATAAAGGAATAATAAATGAGTAACAAATTTAGTTTAGAATCGTTAAGACAGGCTCAAGGGCAATATGAAGCTGAGCAAAAACAAAAGAAACAAGCTAAAAGTGGTGGAAATACAGATAAGTATATTCAAGCAGCAGGTGTTGCACAAAAGATGATGTCTTCTGGAGAAGGTGGTGGAGATCAAGGCGGAGGAAATACTGATGAAGGTTCCGGAATGATGTCTGGAGCAGTTCAAGGAGCCTCAGCCGGAGCAGCATTTGGACCATATGGAGCCGCAATAGGAGCCGTAGCAGGGGCTGTAATGGGATCTGCGTCTGCGTCAGCAGCTAGAAAAGCCAAGAATAGACAGATCGAAGCCCAAAAACTCAAAGCCATTGGAGAGATCAAGCAGCAAGAAGGTCAACAAATTGCTAACGTACTAGCTGGTATGGGTAGCAGAATGAAAATTAGATAAGGAAAAATATGTCAAGATACGTAAGTTATTTAATAGACGATGTAAGACAGAGTACGGAAAACACGGATTTCTCTGATACAATAGGTATTCCAGATTCCGAGTTCTTAAGATTTCTTAATGACGCTCAATTTAGAATACAAAACCTAATTGTACAACAGCATCCGTCTGTATTTTTAGAAGAATATACTACAGATATTGTAGGAAACCAGGAATCATATTCTTTACCGAATAATGCTTTTATTGGAAATAAAGTTACTCAAGTAGAATATACAGCACAATCCGCTGGTACAAGCTATTACTATCCTTTACGTCCTGGTGCATTATACGAAAGAAGCCCGGGTCCCAGCGCAAGAGCCGGATTAGGATACCCAAGAAAGTACATTAGAAGATCAGGTCAAATAATGTTAACACCAATCCCGACTTCTAGCACTGGTAAATTAAGAATTACTTATACTAGAAAACTTCCTAAACTAGATTTAAGAAGGGGGTCCATTTCAGCAGTAACTCTAGATTCTGCTACAAGCACTATTACAACCCTTACTATGAATGTTAGTACAGATACTGTAGATAGTACTCAGTTAGATAAGTTTACAAGACTTTCTATCGTAGATGAGGAAGGAAATGTAAAAATGTCTAATATAAAGTATACTGCTATAAACTCTTCTACCGGAGAGGTTACTGTAGACTCTAATTTTACATACCAGTCTGGAGAAACTATTTCTGTAGGAAACTACGTTGTAGCTGGTAATTATAGTACAACTCACGTTCAATTAGACGACCTAGTGGAGAGATATTTAATAGCATACGCTACTTTAAAGATATTACAAAGAGATAGTAACGTAACTGACTTAGCTACTCAACAAAATATATTATTGGCTATGGAACAAGATATCTTAGCAGCATATGCTGATGTTATGGATGATATATACGAAATACCTGATATTATCTCTGACGATGACGCATGGTCATAAGGAATATAAATGGCTTATCAAATAAGTAAATACTATAGAAACATCTTAGGATTAGATCTTAGGGTTTCTGATTTATTAAGAAGTAATAATGCAGCTACTGAAGCTAAAAATATTATATTTAGACAAACTGGAGCTTTATCAAAAAGAAACGGTGTACAAATAAATTCTGAAATAGGTAAAGGATCAGCAGGACTTGTTAAGTTTAATAATGTTGCTCTAGGTACAGGAACCATTACAGAAGAATTATTATGTGCAGATGATGATTTACATAAACATACAGAACAAACATTTACCATAACATACGCTGGTTCTGATACAGCTTATTTTGATTTATATCTAGATGATACTGACTCTAAATTTAAGTTTGATTTATATGATGATAATGTAAATGTACTAGCCCTTGATTTAGGTACAGGGGAAGAAGGAACTCCTGTAACAATAGCTAACTTAAAAACAAATGTAGATGCTGTTACAGATTTTTCAATGACTATATCAGATGCAGGAGCAACACCAGCCGCATACGCCACTATTGCACGCGCAAAGACTGTATCTAGTGGAGGTACTTCTCACACATACTTCACATTAGAAACTGTGGATAAACCAGGAACATACACTACACCGTTTAGTTCTCACTGGGCTATTAAAAACAACTCTGACTTTGAAATAGCTAGTTTTGCCCAAATGCTTGACGTTTTATATATAGCAAACGGATATGATGATTTACATAAGTATGACGGTAGTAGGGTTTATAAAGCCGGTTTACCTCAACCAACAACCCCAACAGATTCTGGAGGAGGGGCAGGATCGCTTTCTGCTGGTGTATATAAGTGGAAATACACATTCGAACATACTGACGCTAAAGAGAATATATTAACAAGTAAAGATTCTGATGAAACTACACATACAGCAGCCGGATCTGATTCAAGAGTAGTGACTGTAACAAACCTTACAGCATCTTCTGGTTATAATACTGCAACAGCAGTGGTTAATGGAAACCAGGCTGGAGTAACAACTATTACAGTTGATTCTGGACACGACCTTAAAACGGGAGATCAAGTCTATATTGATGATGGTGTCTCTGGAGAAATAGTTAAACGAGAAGTAACAGGTATAACAACTACTACTATAACCATAAGCGGTGATGCTGTTGATGTTACAGATAACGATACACTATGCCCTATAAAAATTAGCCTTTGGAGAACTAAAGCAGATGGAACTTTATTTTATCTTGAAAAAGAATTTGTTAACGATACTACCAATTCTACCACTGCTTATACGTCTACTAATGCTGACTCTAGTTTAGTAATAGATAAGATAGATGCTGTAAAAATACCGGGTCCACCACCTTCATGTAGATATATTGATGTATGGAGAGGGCAATTAGTTATGACAGGAAATAGAGAAAATCTAAACACTGTTTATTATAGTGATTTTGACGGAGAAAGTTTTCCTGTAGATCAGTCATTCGTTACTGAAGCCAGATTAGGTGGAGGTAATAGTGGTATTAAATCTTTAGATAACACTTTATTTATATTTAAACCCCGATCTGTAATTACTTGTACAGGTGATTTAGGGACCGATACTTTCCAGGTAGACGGTATGGCAGACGATGGTGTAGGATGTGTAGCACACGCTACCATTAAAGAACTTGAGGGGCGATTATGGTTCCTAGGTAAACAAGGTATCTACTCTGTGGATCGAAGCGGTACAGTTAAACAAAGTGAAATGATTGATCCAAAATTTGAAGAATCTTATACAGAGAAAAGAGCCGTAGCTCATTACTGGATTGAAAAAGATTTATATCTACTACAATTTCCAGTACTACTAGAGGACGGAAGCAATGATTTATATATGGATGAAACAAATTCTTTTATCATGGTGTATGATTTATATCGCCAAGCTTGGTATGAGTGGAACACTATAAATATGACTGGAGGAATGGCTGAGTATAACGGAAATCTTTATACACAAGGTTTCAGAAAAGACTCCAGTGATTCTTTATCAAAGCAATACACATATAAAGTATTAGATACAGGAACTAAGGATGATTATGCAGACCATGAAGCTGCAATAAGCTTTTCTTACAAAACGCACTGGGAAGCTTTACAAGAGCCGTCTGTATTTAAGAAGTTTTTGAGGATAAAGGTACATTCTTTAGACGGTACAATTAACGATTTTGAGACTGATAAATTTGATTTAAACATTGTTACTCAACATGATTATAAACCAGTTACAGTGTCCTCTCTTACTATGGATTTTTCTGGAGGAATACTAGGATGGGGTCTAACCCCATGGGGACAATTTAACTGGGGTGAATCTAGATTAGAGCAAATAGCCAGTAAATTAAACAGCCAGAAAGCTAAGTCTTTAAGAACCGTATTTACTAACAGTAACGTACATGAAAACGTACTTATATCAGGTTATGAGTATGAAATATCAACACCTTATGATTTACAAATAAAGGAGTAAGATATAAAATTTAATTTAGAGAGAATCAAAGACATAGTAAACCTTACCAGACAATTAGCTGTCGGGCTAAGAGACCTTGGATTTGCAGATAATTTTGTAAGTTTTGAAGAAACGGTTGTTATCCCTGCTACTACAGAGGTAAGGGTCCGTAATTCCTTGAATACAATCCCTACAAGATATATAATAGTATCTCAAGAGGGGAATGGACTGATAACAAAAGGTTCAACAGAGTGGACAAGTAATTTCCTTTATTTGTATAATAATGGAGCAAGTGAAGTAACAATAAAAATAATTTTTCTAAAATAGGAGATAGAATGAACGGATTTGGTAAAACAGGAGATCTGAGTAAGCTTAAGGAAAATCTGAAGAAAGTGGAACAAAAGTTTGCAAAACAGAACTCAGATCAAGACGCAGCAAAAGTCGCCAAACAAAAAGAATTAGACGCTATGGAAGGTAAAACTGTCTCTGAAAGAATTAAAAAGAAAGTAGGGGTATCTCCTACAGCGTTACAGAAAGATCTTGTAACTGGCGCTGAGTTTGGAGAAGCTGTAGTTGGAGAAGGTTTAGGTAGATTAGGAACAGACGCTACTGTCCAAGCTATGGAAGCCCAGGCTGCGGAATTAGCTAAAGGATTCAGTTCTGAAGAAATGCAAGCCAGAAAAGAAAAGGGTCTAGAGGCTATTACATCAGGGACTCAAGCCCAATCTAGAGCCGCTCAGGCAGCATTAGCTAGATCCGGTGTTAAAGGTCAAGCCGCTGGGGCTCAATTAGGGCAAATAGCCTTAGGAGGCGTACAGGCTAGAGGAAACCTTGAGAGAGACCTAATTATCGCAGATCGCGAAGCTCAAATGCAGGGGTTCCAGGCTCAAGCAGATTTAGTTACTGGTGTACGTCAATTTGACATATCTCAAGCAGCTAAAGAAAAAGATATCGCTTTACAAGCTGGTTTAGGATTTGCCGGATTAGGCGCTACAGAAAGAGGGGCAGAAGCTGCTCGTTTGGCTCAAGTACAGGCTGCTAAAGCAAGTAAATCAAGCGGATGTTTTATTGAAGGCACTAAGATCTTAATGGAAGACGGTACTTCTAAGAATATTGAGAATATTAAATTAGGTGACAGATTAGCTGAGGGAGGAATTGTTTACTCGTTATTTCAAGCACTTGTAACTGAGATCTACCAATATAAGAATAATTTAGTTACTGGAGGACACGCTGTCCTAGAAGATGGTAAATGGATTAGAATAGAAGACTCTGTAAGAGCATTTAAGCAAGAAGGAATTTTTGCTGTATATAACCTAAGTAATGAAGACCACAGGATTATCTCAAATAATGGCATAGAATTTGCAGATTATGATGAGACAGACTTAGGAAGTAAGATTAATGACAAGGAAAGTTTGGAGGTTTTAAATGGAGAAATTAAAAAAGTATTGGGCTCAGGAAGAAGGGTATGAAGTTCATTATACCGACGATGGTTTCTGTGCTTATGTTTACGATGGGGATGAGTTTTTTATTGCCCATCTTTTTGCCGAAAAAGGCAAAGGTTATAGCTTCTATAAAGAAATTACAGAAATTGCCAAGAAGGTAGGCTGTAAGTATATTACTGGAAATATAGACCTAAATGACCATAATGTCGAAACCTACACAAAGAAAGTTTTGATTCAATTAGGTCATGGTGCTAAAATAATAAATGTAACTGATAAGAGGATAACGATATTAAAAGACTTATATTAATACTAACATTCATATTAAGCTTTAATGTTTCAGCAAAAGGGTTGAATAAAAAGCTTTTAAAAGCATACGAAGAGTTCAAAAAAGAATTATCCTGTAAGCCAATTATTTCTTCTGGTTATAGAAGTCCAAAGAAAAACAAAGCTGTAGGCGGAGCTAAGAATTCATACCATTTACACGGTAAGGCACTGGATCTAGTATTCCCTAAATGTCTTACTCATTTTGATGATATTGCTCAAATAGCTAAAAAATATTTTAATGGGGTCATTGTGTACCCAAATCATATTCATGTTGATATAAGAAAGAAACCTTATTTTGGTAAAGGAAAATATTGATGAAGGATTTTAGAAGCAAGGAAAACATAAAGGCTTTAGAAAGAGCTAAAAAAAAGGCTGCAAAAAGAGCTAGGGAGAAAAAATATAAGGATGTTGAGAAAAAACATATAAAGGACACTTCTCCTAGACGAACATCTAAAGCTAGAGGAGACTCCTTTACCTTAAAAGGAAAACCTACTACAAAGAAACCTTCTTCCCCCAATTTCACAATACCTGACCCGAAGGCTTCTGTACCTGCAATAAAAAAGAAGGCAGGACTTCCCGTAAAACATGCATTAAAAAAATCTTCTAAAAAAATAGTTAAAGGACTATCTAAAGTAAGTAAATTTGTAGGACCCTTAGCAGGAGCGGCAGGAATATTCTTACAGGAAGGGTTAGGAGAAGGCTCTGATATACCTGCCAATGAAGCCGGCTTTTTCAAAGGACCTACGCCTTTATCTGATGTTTCTACAGGACCGGTTCAAAAACTACTTAGAGGTGAGTTAATAGAACAACCTGAAAAAGAAAGAATGAGTAAAGAAGTAGAAGCCGCTGCTAGAGCATCTCTTATTTCTAAAAATAAAGAAGAAATTGCTCAAGCCGTTGTTGAAAACCCGGATCTAGATCAGAAACAAACTAAAAAAGTCATTAAGCATTTACAGAATGATAAGAGTATAGAAAAATCTGCCAGACAAGCTGTGGGTTTAGAAAAGGCTCCTAAGAAGTCTGGAATAGCTGAAGAGTTTAAACAAGCCTTAACTTTCTTTGCACCTCAATTAATAGGAGGGGCTATAGGAGGAATGTTAGAAGGTGACGAAGGAATGGTAGCTGGATATAGAGAAGGTGGAATTGCTAGAGACTCTTACATTCAATATAAAAAAGATTTATTAGAGGCTAATACAGGTAGGACTGATAAGCCAAACCTACAACAAGCTAAAGAATGGATGACAGCAGACGGTAAACCAGTTGTATTTGACCCTTCTACTGGTCAATATGTAGATACTGAGAATAATATAGTTCCAGCAACTAAGATTAAAAACGCTATTAATTTTAGACAAGAGAAGAACTTACAAAGAGCAGATATTAGGCAAGAGTTATCTGAAGATAAATTTGCCCACGCTATTAGAAAAGATTCTCAATTATCTGAGAAACAACTAACTAGACTAGGTGATTATGACGCTTCAATGTCCGCTATTAATGAAATAGATAGATTATTTAAGGATGCAAGCACTGGTCCTTTAATAGGACGTATGCAGAGTATGGGTCAATTAATGGACGCTTCTCCAGAAGTATTTAATAAGTTAAAGGCAGAAGCAAGTGCTGCAAAGCTAGCATACCAAAAAGCTACTTCTGGTCTACAAGTTAACGAAAGAGAAATGGATTTAATCGCTTCCATTATTCCTTCGGAGAAAGATGCTCCAAAAGTATTTAAGAGTAAATTAGATGTGTTTACAAGAATTATTACTTCACATAGAGAAGCTTTTGCTAATGCAATTAAGAAAGGTCAGCCAATGAAAAAAGAGACTATTAAAGCTATTATGAATGAAGTAAATAGCCTTCGAGACGCAGGTATTCCTACTCAACCTAATAAAGAGGTTACACAACCTAGAAGAGAGGTTATGTCAGATTTTCAAAGAAAAAGACTACAAGAACTACGTAATAAATTAGGGAGGAAATAATGGCTTTATCTAAAGCAGAACAACAGGAACTTAAAGAGTTAGAAGAACTAGAAAAACTAGAAGCCATGGAAGCAAGGTCTCAAAACTTTGCTCCTACAGTAGAAGAAATGGAAGCTGCTAGAGCCGCTGTTGAACCTACTACGGGTGAAGCACTTGCTGCTGGATGGGTACAAGGTATCCCTTTCTTAAAAGATGGTGTAGCCGCTGCTGACGGAATTGCTGATGCAATGGAAGAAGACGGAGCATCTTTTGATACGGCTTACTCTAATTATAAAGAAAACCTAGATGAAATAAATAAAGACTTAAAAAATGTTGAAGAACAATCTCCGTGGACATTTGCTGCTGGCGATATAGCTGGAACTGCGGCGACTTTTGCAGCGGGTGGAGCGGCTTTAAAAGCTACTCAATTAGGTGCTGCTTTGACACCACTTGGAGTAGGTGTTGTGTCTGGTGCTGGTGCAGGGGCTGCTTCTGGATTATCTAGATCTGAAGATAGGGGTATTTCTGACGTTGCTGCTGGCGGTGCTATGGGGGCTTTATCGGAGCTTGGTGGTCACTACTTAATGAAAGGTATTAAGAAAGGTGGGAGATACTTACTAGATAAGGCTGATGACATGGGTTCTCAAGCTGCTAAGAAGCTAATGGGAATTGAAAATGTTAGTAGTAAGAAACAATTCCATAAGCATTTAAAGAGAACTAACCAGAAAGAAAGTGAATTTCTTAATGACGTATTAACTCAGAAAATGGATGATACTGGCGAAGTAGTTGTTAACTTCTCTGAAAAGCCGGAACTAATGATAGATAAAATTAAAGTTAGAAAAGGTCAATTAGGAAATCAAATTGGTAAAGTATATAAGCAAATTGATGAGGCGCATAAAGTTGATATTGATATTTCAGATTTAAAAGCATCTTTAAGTGACGATGTAGCCGCACCTTTTAGAAACTCTGATGACCCTGGTATGAACCAAATAGGTAAAGAATTAGATGAATATATCTCTTCTATTGGTAGAAAAAGTAAAGGATTTAAAAAAGAAATTACTCAAGAAGGAACTAAGATTATTGAAGATGTAGTTCAAGAAGATAAGTGGACACTTTCTAGAACACATAAACTTCAAAAAGATATTAGAAAAAGAATTGAAAACATCTATAAGAGAAACGGATTAGACATCTCGGCTGCTAAAGAGCAAGAGCGTAAAGTCGCTACTTCTCTGGGTAAACATATGGATGAAGTTCTTGACGCTGTTTCAACTGAAGCTGATGACGCAATCGGTCAAGTAAAGAACCTTAGAAAACAATTTGGTAACATGGCTACTGTAGAAGAAAGCGTTGAAGCTGCTATATACAGACAAGCTGATAATCCTATGGCTATGTTAAAAGAGGCTATCGGAATGAGATCTATGATTATCTCAGGAGCCGCTACAACTGGTATGGGTCCGGCTGGTCTGGCTGTAGGTCCAATTGCAGAAAGAATCATTAGAAGTCCTAAGACTCCTTTATACTTATCTGAAGGATTAAAGAAAGTAGGAAATGTTATTAATGCAATGCCTTCAGGAGAAATTGCTACAAGATTAAATTCTGCTGCAATGATGAATAATCAAAAGTTTGAAGATACTGTATATGGTCTTATTGGGCAAGTAAATTTATCTCAAAACCCTATTCAAAGAACTGCTGAAGATGTTAAATTAAAGCAAAAAGATATTAGAAACTATATTAAGTTAAATCAACCTACATCTCTACCTGCTTTTGACCGGGCTTTAAAAGACGGTGATGAGGCTATCAATGCTTTTATGGATGGTGTAAGTAAGATTGAAGATATTAAAGACATGTTTGAGCCAGGTGTAGGATTTGGCGGAAAAGTATATGATCCGGCTGATAAAGCAGTTTTAGAAAGACAATTAAAACAGTCAGATGTACCTGCTGCTCAAAGAATGGAAATGTTAGAAGATCTTAGAAATAATGGAAACATACCTAATATGCAAGAAGTTATTAGACCAGTTCCTCAACCACACGTACCAAGAACAAAGAAAGTACATAACTATTAAGCTGCTTTGCAGCGACGCTTTTCAAGCTTAAAAAGAAAGCCCCTTTAATTAGGGGCATTTACTATTGCATATAAATTCATCGGAAGTACAGCCATACACAAAGCCATTCCTTCAGTGTCCTTTAAATAAGCTCTATATAATAGAACTCCTAATAAGATAAATAAATAAATTGTAAACCTGATTCTCATTAATCTACTCCCCAATCACCACTAGATCCCCAGTAACCCCAGTCACCATAGTTGTAATTGCTTTTAGTTTCTTTCTTTTTAACAAGGTTTGAATTCTTTTCACACCTTTTCATTATGGTCTCAGCATTGGCTTTACAGTTCTCACAATGTACGTACTCTAAATGACGAAACCAGGGCGATTGTCTCCTGGTCCATTTCTTCATACATTGTGGGCAATATGTGGGCAAATCTTTCATGACTTAATCCCTGATAACGCTTTTTCCAGACTACGTCCCGATATCTTAAAACAATGCTCTAAAAATACTTCATAGTCCAAAGTCTTTTTCATCATGTTACATGTAGTACAACAAGGAACACAATTAAAAAAACTATATCCTTTACTATTGTCTTTTCTATCTATACCATTAGATATACCTGTATATTTATAAGACTTACCTTTATTGACAGTATTTTTAGAGGGGCTTTCTCCACAGTAATGACAATCTTTTTTGACAATGTATTGAAAAGCTTTGTAAGGAAGGTTAAAAGGAAGATTTCTAGACTTAGCTCCGCATTTATACTCGCTATACTTGGTTTTCAAATACCTTTCTTGATCATATTCAACTGTTTTCCTTCCTTTATTATTTATTTTACAACCACATCCGTAACCTTTCTTTAATAAATATCCTACCTCCTCAAACTCTTTACCACATCTACAAACAGCTTTAAATACACGAGATTTCCATTTCAATTTATCTGTAATAGAAGTAACTTTAATACCATTAAATTCTTTACCTACTATATCAGACCTTTTATCTAGCTTTCTTACTTTTCTCATTTCTTCATAATCCTTGCTACTTTTTCAAGTCCTCTAGATCCTCCATAAACGCTTAGAAAGATCTCAGCTAAATTATACACTTGATCTGGAGCATTTGCCAATCCATAGCCGTCTGCCAGTATAAGACTAAATAATAATAAAGCTATTAAAGGTCTCCAGGCAGCCACTATAAAATGGTCACTTTTAGCCTCAGCCGTCATTAACTCAACACTCTTAGCTTGCATATCAGCCTGTATTCTGGCTAATTCATTACGTAATTTAAGCCGCTCTTCATCGCTTACATGCAACTCATCAACAAGATCTGCGGCTGGTTTAAATATATTTGATATAAAATCTAACATTATTTCTCCTTACAAACCTTATAAACTTCTTTTATACGGTTCTCTAAATACAAATGTCCCTTGGCTACCAGGGATATAGTCATCATAAACATCATTCCAATAAATATAACGTCCATTATTTTCATGGGTTGTACCTCACATAGTTATCAAAAGCGTTTCTATTTATCTTATAAGTCTTAGCTCTTCCTCCAGGATTTAGCCAGTAGCAGATATCATTATTACTTTTATAGAAAAATAACATCTTACACTTAACGTACTTTTCACTTTTATGATAAACTTTAACTATGTGAAAATATAAATCAGAAGGGTGTATAGTTCCGTACATTATGCCTCCATATCAATTTCCAATAAAGGAAGCATGATTACTTGACCGGCTTTAAAGCGCAATGTACCGCTTGGAAAAGCACCGTCTAATAGGCTAATTACAACATCCTCTAGGGCGTGTAAGATAAGGGTATCTGAGTCTAGTTGAATATTAAGTACTTCGCTCTGGTCTTCAGGGTCTCTGTCTAAAATCATAATTTGAGGTATTTTCATTTTTTCTCCTTTACTATAAAAAGTAATCTACTAGTTATTCTGCAATGTACGCGCCAAATTTTAGTCTTTTCATTATAAATGACGCTTACACTCCTTTTATGGTACACGTTGTAATATCCTTCACAGGTTCTCTTTAACATATTGATAACCGATGTAGGAAAAGAAGTCACGAACATTGCCGTGACCTTATCATTAAAGAATGGTAACTCGGCTAAATTCCGATGATACTCAAACAGGTTCATGAATTACTTTCTTCAAACTCTATAAGTAATTGAATACAGTGAATAGCCTTTTTAAGATCCTCTATGCCATTTTTATCTTTATATCTGGTTACATATTTAATAGCATTAGCTTGACCATAATTTAGATTATTGGCTAAATTATACTCCATAGGCTGTATTTTTAATTTACTATAGTGATTTCCTGCAATCTGTTTACCAAATGCAGATTCATTTGAATTACCATATTTCACAACATCCTCCTTTTGTCTATCAAAATATTCTTCTCTACTTTTAGCTATGTAGTCCCTAGCTTCTTGTAACTCTGGTGTAACACTCATTATTCCTCCAATCTACTTAAACCACTTTTAAAAAAGCCCCATCTAGCTTTACTAGACAATATACCTTCTATATGATCCAGGTAAATAGCTATCTTAGTCTTTCTAAACCATTCATTCTTACATTCACCTATACAACCGTTTTGAACTAGCGAAAGTAGGGACATAATGCCGTATATTTCGACCCTACCAGTGTCAATATCCACCGTACTAGGCACCATATAATGAAGTCTTTTAGGTGAGTTTATAATAGGATCTGTACGCTGCATAATCCATGATGCTCCATACATACTTTTACTCTCTAAAGTCTGGCTTTTAACGTGAAAATGATGTACCCCATCCGTTAAATCAGGGTCAAAACT